CTGATCAGCATCCGGTACAATCTTCTTACCGCTTGCTGTTGTTACTGGGGTTGTGCCCCAACTTGGTGCTGGCGCAAAACTTGTACTTGTTGGAGCAACAAACGGTGTGTTACCAAAACTAGGAGCAGGCGCTACTGGTGCAGGACTAAATGTTGGCGCAGGTGTTGGAGTTTGTGCTCCGCCATTGTTTGCTCCTGCCATTTTTTCTTGTGTACGACCAAATGCCGCAATACCTAATACTGCGCCCATTGCAATGTGGAATAAGCCAGCACCTTGCAATGTTAATGGATTCCATTGGCTTGTGACTTGCCCGCCGTTTAACGACTGTAACAAACTCCATAACACTGGGAATATAACCATGTCCATAGTACAGACCAGCATATACATCCAACCCATCATTGGACGCCATTTAGAATTCATCCAATCTTCTTTTTTTGATTCGCTCGCGCTTTTAACTTCTTCTGACATAGTTCGCTCCTTTGTCTTTATAATATATTTAGTACATACTTGCTACATTAACTAGTGCCTCTAAAGCCGCATTGACTGCTATTTTTATTTGTAAATCGTGTGCTGATTCGTTGATATTCTTTTCGTGGGCTAAATCCTGTAACATTTCCATAAATTCGCCCTTGCTAATTTCTCTAGCTTCTAAGGATTTTTTTAATTCGTTAGCTCTTACTGCTAAATCTTGTAAACTTGGGTCGCCGGTGTTAAACAAGGCTTCTAATTGTTGTTCCACGCTCATCTTGGTTTCTTCCCTATAACGTTTTGGATAGTAACAGCATTACGCTCAATACTGCTAAATTTTGTAGTACAGTACATCATGCTGACTGGTTCAGTGCCCTTGTAACGATCACTCAGCCCTTTAACAATTTCTGCTAGCTCTGCGCTCATTTTAGTGGCTTCTTCGTTGCGTGGAATACTTTGAGTGTAATTTTTTAACTCCACAGTGGTACGCCATATGCTATCTACTTCTTCAACTACTTCGGGTTTACCACACTTGGCCGCACCTAAATTTGCTTGGGTACGCACACGATTAATCAGCATGTATTCGTTGTTGTCAAATCTGGCCATTAAATATGCATCAATTAATGCACAACCCGATAAGCCCCATACTGCTAAAATTATTAATAATTTTTTCATTTGATGCTCTCAAATATTTTCTTTTGGCTATTGTACCACTGCGTCCATGCATCTATTTTAATTTTACATTCTTGGTACTGTCCGTAGTTTTCACTAACGCTACTAACAACTTCACTTAGTTTAGTAGTGCCTTCGGGAATAGTTTTTAAGTCTGGGCAAGCTGTTTTTAACTCTTCAGGAACTTGTGGAAAATTCATAGTAACTGGAACGCTAGTAGCACACCCTGTTATCAAAAATGCCAGTATGATAAAAATTACAAGAAAGAATAATTTAATCAAGTTCATTTCTTACCTCCCGCGGCTTGATTTAAAATACTAATGGCTTCTGCATCAACTTTGCACTCTGCATCCATTTTAGCGGCTTCTTTAACTATGCGTTCTTGTACAACAACTTGTATTTCTTTAACAGTTTTTATTTTGTCTCTGTACTGTGTTTGTATAACAGTATTAATTTCTTTGGATTTAGCTTCAGCCGCAACTACTTTTGCTTCTGCTTCTGCTACTTTGGCACGCCATGCTAGTTCAGTGTCGTACCCACCACGCAACCATACACCCAGCACAAGAACAACAATGCCGATAGGTTTTAATATTCCAGCATATCTTCCGTATACTGGAATCCATTTGCCCAACCACCCGGCTACAACACCAGTCAATCCCACAGCAATGATGCCCCAGTAGACCCAGTTCAATATTGCATCTGGTATGATGCTAAACATCCACTGAAATTGTTCCATGGGTTAACCCTCTAATACATGCAGTGCGTGGTCATAATGTTTAATGCGATCTTCAAGACCAATAGTGCCACCGTTAATACGTTTGGTCATTGTTAGTATGTCACCTGAGTCTGCCCACTGATTTAAATTATTTGCTTCCCAGAACCAAGCCGCTGATTGTACACAACCTTCAAATGTTGTCAAATGTTCGCTGGCTTCTTCCACACTAATTTCTAAACTTTGGGCGTAACGTGTGTAGTTGTCTTTACCAGTTAACTGAATAAGACCTTTACCTGCATATTTCCAACCATCACCTGACTCTTCTGGACCGTTGCCCATGCGATTACCATATGCTCGATTGGCTATGCGTTCTGGTTGTTTTTCATAAGACTTGGCCACTGCCAAGTCTGGAAAATATCTCGGCCATACTTTGCAAAGACTTTCTGCTTTGTAATTTAAGTTTTCTTTGATTGCACGATAGTTACCGCTTTCGTGTGCGGTTTGAGCCAAGAATGCCGCAACACGTGGTACAGTGTCAATATCATAATCGGGAAGTATTTGACATAGAGATTCGTACCAATCATCAAGGTAAGGGTTGTTACCAATGATAGCTTTGAATTTATCTTTTGTAAAATTAAATTTAAAATCCGCCATTTGCTTTCTCCAGTATTAAGGCATAACCGTCTTTTTCTAATATAAACTTTGAACCTATTTTGTTTATATTATAGTTGCCAATGTATTTTGTTAGATAGATAGTTTCAGCCATGCCGTTACCTTCTAATATGATTGGGCCTTTTGTTTGTTCATGCATTTCTTGCTTGGATCCAAAATCAACAATTTTTAATGTAATGGGATCTTTGTGAATACGTTTTAATCTAATAGTTTCGCTGAGTAATTGTACATTGTCTACATAGCTACTACTAAAAAAATTACTAAAATTATTTAATCCTTCTGTTTGGATAGACACATCATATGCATCACCATCCATTGGAATTTTAGCAGTTAATTTTTCTAATGTGGCATCTTGGCTTTTAAATTCTTTATGATATCGAAATTTAAAATCTTCTATGTCTGTCAATTTACTAATACCATCTAGCATTTCTATAATTTGCTCTGGTACATGCCTACTGCGTTCCAACTCAACAAACACTCGAAAATTTCCATCATCAAGTTCGCCTTTGGTTGCTTCGGAATCCAATACAAATTCATAACCCATCTCAATAAAATTTTCTAAATCTTTTGCAGGATCATGAGAAAAAACTGTAAATGTCAATACAACAGTATCTCTATCGTCTCCAACCTTACTTCTGTAATTATCAATTTCGAAAATATTGTCTACGAGATTTCTAAGATCTTTTGCTTTGAGTGATTCGTTAATATTCATATTATGCCGCCATCGGTGCGCCACCCGGCGGTGGTGTGATTGGTGCTCCGCCTAGAGGCATACCACCTGGCATTGGAGGGCTAATTGGAGCGGTATTTAATTGACTGGCCGCATTGGTATCCAGTGGAGTTGGCGGTTGAGTTTTCAATCCATCATCGCCTAGTTCTTCGCGCATTCTGTTCATGTAACCTTTGTAAATATCAACTACCAGTTTCTTTGGCATGGTAACTTCCACGACCCAAATAGGTTTACGATCCATGAATCCTTTTTTGGTACCTGGACGAATGTCACCAGGATTTTTAATAGGACGAGCTTCCATCAAGTGTGTTTTCTGATAGCTGATTTTACAGCCAATTTCTTGTAATCGTTTAGCGGCCATGGGATCTGGCATCTTATCACGTGGCCACATAAAGCTAGCAGTGATCCAATGACGCTCCACTTTGGGACCAAATGCCAATTCACCATCACTCCAGTTTTTATATACGTACATATCCATTTCGTCCAGTACTCGCTCAAAGTCTTTAAGCGCGGCCAAACTACTATTATTTTCGTATAGTTCTTGTATGTTTGTAATAATGTCTATAATATCATGCATGATTTGTCCCTAGAAGCTTCTACACTTATTTAGCTGGTTCGAAATCATAACGTATCAGTTTATTATTCTGTGTATTCTGTAAATACTATGTAGGACGAACGGTAGTTATCGGGCGGTCACTACAGTCGTTCTACATTCCCCAATGTAGGAGACATTAAACAATGAGTAAACAAAGAGTGAAAAAACGTTTTCAATCAGAAGTTAACGTGTTAGATTTTCAACCATATCTTCCGCAGAAAAAGCAGAGAGTAAGTCTGTATGCGAGAAGTCCCAACCAGCAAACATACCTCCAAAAGTTACAAGATGAAACCAAAAGTATTGTCTTGGCTATTGGCCCAGCAGGCACGGGTAAAACTATGCTAGCCGTGCAAAATGGTATCAAGCAGTTTCAAGAAGGTTTAGTTGATAAAATCATTGTTACAAGACCCGCCGTTAGTGTGGACGAAGATTTAGGATTTTTACCAGGAACGCTTAATGAAAAAATGGCACCTTGGACAAGACCTATATTTGACGTCCTAGGAGAGTATTATCAAACCAAAGACATCGCTAAGATGTTAGAAGAAGGAGTGATAGAAATAAGTCCACTGGCATACATGCGTGGACGCACATTCAAGAATGCCTATATTATTGCAGATGAAATGCAAAATGCGACAACTAATCAAATGAAAATGCTACTGACCCGATTGGGAGAAGGGTCTAAGATGGTAGTGACAGGAGATTTGGCGCAAGCAGATCGTGTCAATGATAATGGTTTAGTGAACTTTTGCGGCCTGTTGACCAGCAAAACACTAAAACATATTGACATCGTGCAATTTGATCACAAAGATATTGAACGTCACAATGCAGTCAAGGAGGTGTTATCGCTGTACGGTGATTAAATCAACGTCAAAAGGATAGGGGCGTTGTTGCCCCTATTTTTATATCTGCGTTACTTGAATACCCGACTTTTTAAGAAACGTGACACCACTAGTATCCCTATAAGAGTTCCTATATAGAACACTGCCAATGCCACTTTGGTATATAAGTTTGGCACAGTCCAAACATGGAGCATGGGTAATAAACATAGTAGCACCCATACCAGATTCGTTAGACTTAGCAAGTTTAGCAATGGCATTAGTTTCAGCATGAAGTACCTCTGGTTTAGTTTTTAATCTAATTTCAACAACATTTTCATCAACGTCTAGCACATGTCCAACTTCATCTTCGCAGTTGTTGTCCCAACCTGCCGGCATACCGTTGTAGCCGATAGATATTATTCTATCATCCTTAACCACAATAGCACCTACATGAAGTCTACGTGCCGAGCTTAATTCAGCAAAGCGTTCGGCCACATCCATATAGGCATCTATGAACTTGTCTTTCATATATTAGTAAGTCTAACAAGAACCGATGCAAGATTAATTTCAGGATCCATCACAAGTGTATGGTCAACCATGCCTTGTTTGATAATGTGAATAGCCTTGAACTGACTTGCTTCTTCACCGAATATTTCAATGTTATCGTACAGCCATCGATAAATTTCACCCATGTCTTCTGGTCTAGCTTTGCTACACAACATCTTACGTGCTTCGCTAATCTTACCTGCTTTGAACAATGCAACCATTTCAAACCTGTAATCCAAACTGCCTGCATCTTCTTTGTGCGGAGCGTGTAACGCACCCTCGCTGGTATTTTGCTGTAGCATATTAATGCATTTACGCAAATCTGGATAGGTCGCACTGACATATAAATCTAGGGTTTCTAGATCAAACTCGATGTTTTCTTCTACTAGAATTGTTGCCGAACGAGCTGTAAATTCTGTTTGATCCAACTTGGTAAAGTGAAACTGCTGACAACGACTGTGCAATGCTGGCACAACCATGTTGGGATTATTACAAGTAAGAATAAAACGGGCAAAGCTACTGTACTCTTCAACAATGCCTTTTAAGCTATCCTGTGCTTGCGGACTCAACCGATCTGCTTCGTCCAGCAATACTACCTTAAATGGGCCCCAGGCAATGCTACTGATAAACGGAACAATCTTGTTACGAATAAAATCAATACCAGTTTCGCGACTTGCATTGACTTCTAGCACATCAGCTTCTTCAATGCCTATTTCATTAACCAGCATCTTGGCCATTGTTGTTTTGCCAATACCAGGCGGCCCGCTCAGTAGCAAGTGGGGAATTGATTTGTCTTTGATCCAACTTTCCACCTGACGTTTCTGTCCACCATCACGCCAGACATATCCGTCAATAGTGCTGGGACGATATTTTTCCACCCATAATTCAATCATTGTATCACTGGCCTTTCAAATGTTTTAACTCTGTCTCTACTTGCTGAAATATTGTCAACAATCTGATTATATTCTTTTTCACTTAATGAACTTTTGTAAATGGTAAGAGATTGTGCCATCATAATTCCCGCAACTTCCATAGCACCATACTCACCACACAGTGTATCCACAAATGCTAAATTTTTAGAATATAATTCTTGTAATTGATCATCAGCAATCATACTAATTCCTCTGCAATTCCTAGTAACTCTGCAACAATTAACAATGCCCCGGCAACTACAAAATCACCAAAACATAATGCTAAACCTGCTAAAATGCGAAATCCACTTTTAATCATACTAACGCTAGTATGTGTAAAAATTTTGTTAGTTACTGTAGTTTTTCCTGCGTCTAAAACACTTTTTGCCTTTTTAATATCTTCTACTGCTTCGCCATGTGTACTCATAATGTTCTCCAATAATGTTTATTGTACAGGTGAAAACAGGGCTAGTCAATAGCCCTGTTGCTCGAAATAATAAAATTAATTTTCGAAAGATTTATTCACAAACGTGGATGGATCAACAGTGGCATGAGTAACTGACTCGTGTACACCGTGAATAATTTCGCTTGGTTTATCATCGGCAACCGCCAAAATAGCTTTGATATCAGCACGACGAATAATAGTTTGAGTACCATCTTCATGCTCGATGGTAATACCGCGAGACCAACGGCCATGTTCAAGTAAAATCCATTCACCTACTTTTACATCTTTTTGTTCAGCGCCAACGGCCCAAACTTTGCCCCAACGATTCTTAACGCCCTCGCTTTTGCCATCGTCACTGAGAATAACAATTCCACCTTTGGATTTTTGCTCTCCGAAATCCATATCTGAAATAAGGACATTGTCACGTACAGGTATAAGTTTTCCTTTTACTACACTCATACGCCGCCTGTGGTATCATTTGCTTGTTGTTTCTCTGCTAGCAATTCTTCTCTAGTTTGAACAATTTTGCCACCGGGGCCTAATTTGTCACCTCGAGCATTAACACGCATATTGCCCACAGCAATAGTCATTTCGTTTTGGTTAATTAGTTTACCCATATCAATTTCTTTACCTTGCATTGTACGATAAACTTTTTTTGGTTGTTCTTTCATTGCCATATTAATCTCCTGGATTATGATATTACTTATCTCAAGAATTCCTGCCAGTCTAAATTATATTTTATACTGTCAATTCTATGTACGCCTATTAAAAATAGCACGTAACTAGCCACACTACTGCCCCGACCAACACCCCAAACGGTATTATTAGCTTGGCAAGTGTCTACAAAGTATTTTAACCACCGTAATAAATCTATCATATTGCGTTCTTTAAACGCGGCCAGTTCCTCAGTTACTCTAGAGTGTTGAGGATCCCACGGTGGTGTTTGTTTCCATATCCATGCTTCGATGTCCAGTGTTTTGTATTCATTGGGCATAAACCAATTGCTTTGGCAAGCTGAATCATAATCACTTACCTCAAAGTGAGTTTCGTAAGGTTCAAGAAATTTGAAACCAAGTTCAGTTTCTAATTGTTTGATAGACTCTGTTCGTTCAACAAGCATGGTGTCGTTGACATTGAATTGATGGCTTTGATACAAGGCATCAAATAGGTCTTGTTCTGAAAATATAGGATTGGAATACTTGTCTAGGCGCATAGCCTATAGTTTAACTGAGTTTAATTAAACTGTCAAGGTTTTTATCTTTCATTTGTTCTTCGATTATTCGGCGATTTCGATCACTGAGTTCGATACGTAACTCGTCTAAGATATTGGCAATTTGTCTTTGAATATCTGGATTGCGTGTCATAAAATACTTTTTGGTAAGATCATTTATCTTATTGTGTATTTCTTGATCCTTCAATCCAGACAGTTCATTAACTAATGGATGCATTAGTTATATTCGCCAATATATCGCATGTACACGTTTGCGCCAGCATCACGTGTCCAGGCTTCGATAACTTTTGGGTTATCACCGGTCAATGCGGTAATTGCAGTTGTCACCGATGTATTCGATCCACCACCAGTTGGATTAAATGAAACACTTGGAGGACTGGTGTAACCGTCACCGTAGTTAGTAACAACTATTCCGCCAACTCCGAATCCCATTATCACTCGGGCGCCAAAACCAATACCAACAATTGGACTAGTAGAATAAGATGTTGTGCCCAATGGCAATGGCAGGGTTCCGCCTGAGCTGACAATCAGGCCACCGATCGGGCCTGTCAATGTACCGTCACTGTAAGTAACTGTTACACCGGTAGCAGTTGCCTGTGCTGTTGCACTCATAGTAATTGTGCCGCCTGACTCACTGAATGAGTTTACTGTAGTCCCAACTGTCATACCTGCACCAGTAAGAGCTACACCAGCCGCAATGTTTCTAAAATCCGTTACGTTTGTCAAGTTGGCCTGCCCGTTAGTGGTATTAGCAAGTAATGTTAGATTCAATGCGCTGACTTGTAAAATAATTCCAGAATTTGCATTGATGATAATTTGATCGTTTAGTTTATAACTGTTACCAGAGTAACCGCCAACAATTGTGGCACTTACGCAAGTATAAGTAGCTGTTCCGGTTGCTTGTGTACCGTTTGTTTGCAAACCACCACCGCTGAATACCACAGTTGCCGCACTGGTATAACCTGAACCGGGACTGCCAACCACTGCGGTAGCTAAACTTTCTCCACCAACTGTGATGCCTCTGGTGCTTGAACTATTTGGTAATGTTGGGAACGCCGTGTCATAACGTAGTGTACCTGCATTTTCTGTTGAAAAACTGGGAATACGAACAGCAGTTTGGTCGCTATAAAGCATCATACGCACAGCCGCATATTTGCCAGTGGTTGGCCAATTTTTAAATGTAAGTGTAGCGTTGGTAGCAAGTGTTACACTTTGCAATGGGCCATTGGTTAAACTAATATCAGTGTTGGTAACAATGGTACCTAAATCCAATGCCACGCCATAAAATGTTTTAATAACAGCATTTGATAACGTGTTCTGTCCAAAATCGTTAGCGGAATTTTTGAATGCCGCATTGTTTTGTAACGCAGTAATTTCTGTACTGGCTTGTCCTAAGCCAGTCTTAATTGTACCAAAGTTATCTCTAAAACCTTGGCTGTTGTTGTCCTGCCCTGCAACAGGGTATGTGGCATCTACTGAGCCAAAGTTGATTAAACTTGCGGTTGGGTTTGACATACTTTCATCCTATATATTTACTGTGTATTTATCGTTCGTTACACTATGCTACTGTGATTTTTAAACACTAGATATTTATCGTTAGAATATCCAGTGACTGAATCTATGATATAGCGATCTGCGGTATAATCCAGCAATTTGAAGTCAAAACCGCTATATTTGATATTAATAATAATATCATCTGCTTTTCCTGGCAAACAATAGCACAGGGGCACAGCAAGTTTAAACCCCAACTGCAACTTTTCACCAGGCTGTATACTGCGCATCCATAAGGGCAAGTAGTTTCTTTCAGTAGTTCCAGTGTCTGCCAAATTATTTCGCCAGTTGGATATGCTGTTAATATAGTGTTTTTTTGGCGCAGTATCTGAAATATTGTATGCTGTGCTGTCTATAGTTATGTTATTGATTGGACGATCCAGCCAACTTTCTGCTAATTCCATAGCTGTTATTCCAGCAGGATCCACTGGACTTGCCCAAATCTCGTTGCTTATATCTCCAGTCAATTTATACTGATCTCGTGCATTGTTAGTAATTGTTTGGCCAGGAGCGATACCATTAATTTCTAAAGGATCTATCATTTCAATATAAACAATTTCGTATGTTATTGCGCTGTCTTTAATAGCAACTGCTTTTTTAATGGATCCAAATTGAAAACGTTTACGTTTGTTATTCAGTCCCATTGCACCCAAAAATTTAGCGGCCTCGCTAGTTTCTATTCCAGAATAGATTAACATTCCTAAATCTCTTTTGACTCCAAAATTTGAATCTCCCGGACGGAAAATACTTGTGCTGGTGAATATATCAGTGTCTGTGATAAACTGCTTAAACACAGTTCTTTGCGGAATACTTAATAAAGGCTGAGTTCGAATATTACTGTATAATTTTTGATTTGGTGTAGTAACTTTAATAAAAAATTCTTTTGTACTGTCTGCAAATCCATACTGATCTTTAACCAACACAGTAAACTTATATGATCTGTCAAAAGTAGTTGTGCCGCTGTCTATGCTAAACAAACTATTTTGTGAATCAAACAATATTAATCCACGTACACCAATGATATCATATTGATGGCCCTTGTCAATTGTTGTAAACCTGTTGTCCAAGGTTAATGCGTCGTTGTCTATAGAAATTTCTCTACTGATGTTTGCAACACCAAATTGATTAACTTTGCCAGTGATTTCGCCATCGCTGGATAATATCAAACCTGGAGGTAAACTTCCAGAACTAATGGTATAAATTAAATTTGAATTTAAACTTGAACTGGCTGATACTGAAAGATCCGATACAAAATTAGCAGATATTTCTCCAAGATTGTACGGACTGTTCCAAGTGATATTATTATCAATCTCTCCAATCACACGTATTGTAAATGTTCTACTTGTTACTGCGGGCTGTACATCTTCTCCGGTACGGGATGCAGTAACAGTAAACGTATAAGATTTAGCAATGGATGTTTGGAATGGAATACGTCCTGCAATATACACAGTGGAGTCAACGGGGTTGAATGTTAAACCCGGAGGCAAATTGTTTACATTGTTTATTGTAAAGACGATAGGAAAACTATCAACAATTTCTAAACATTCAAGAGCAAACATAACGTAATTATCTGCTCTACAAACGCCAAGATTGCTGTTAGTTAACCAAATGGGTTCTTGTAAGAATGTGACGTCTGCGGTAAACAGTTCTGAATCGTCTGTAATTTGTGTATAGTCAGCATGAAAGCTGTCTTCACCTATTACAAAAATTGCAAATTTTCGTTTGACAATAACACTGCCAGTCGAAACGCTTACTAAAAATTCATAAGTTTGATTTAAATTTCTAGGAGTTCTTGTGGGAGTGCTGTAATCAAAATCAGTTGTGTCAAAAATATAGCTGTCATATCCGCTGGTACTTCTTAAACCAAAGTCAAAATATGATGTGTCATAAAAGCTGTTATCATAAGTGCCGTCTCCAGATGTTCTAACATCCACATTGGCCACAGTTTCGACCAAGCCAGTAAGTTTGCCATTGGGCAATAGTGTTACGCCCGGCGGCAACTTTCCGTCTCCTGAAGATATAAAATAAGTTAAGGCTTCTCCATCTGGATCAAATGCACTCAATTGATAATCAATTACTGATTTTCCTACAGCGAATTTTTGACCGTATCGCCCAACTGGCAACAAGCCTGCTGGAGTAACTATAGTGGGAAGTTGTCCGCCATTGACTATTATATTAAATGTTCTGTCGGAAATATCAGTACCCAACTGCGCACGTACACAAAATATAAATGTAGTAGTTCTAGCAACATTATAAGGATTGCCTGCAATAAACGCCCCGTTGACTTTTAAACCTTCTGGTAATTTTCCTGAAATCAGTCTAAAGGTAATACCAGTTAAATTTCCTGTAGTTGGCAGAGGTATATTTACAACCACACGTTCTTGGAATGTTCCTGTGTCAAATGTAGTGGTTCGGCCGTCGAAGGATGTTCTTGCAGTGTCTAACGCAAGATTTCCAGTAAGTCCTGAAATACCAGGTAACGTGTATCCAGAGGGTTTTGTCCAAACATTAAGCATTTTTTAATTCCGGCGACTTAGACAATTAAATTATGCCAAAGTCTAAATTATTATTAACCAACGGTCCTAGGCCTGGTGATGTGTAACCCATGTCCAGATCTATGGTGTTGTAATTTCCAATGATAACTCCCATGTCAATATTAAAACTGTTTGTTTGAACCATCATGCTAAAAATAGCGTCCATGACATCAACACGAATACCATAAACTGTGGTTTGTACATCGCCAGTTCCTACGGTATCAATTAATCTATAGCCATTGATATTTAAATCGCCGCCCAACACAGGTGCTGGGTCATTGACAACACCGGCTGAACTTTTTAAGTCAATTGTGTTTGTGCCTGGAATAATATTAATACTGTTATCGCTACTGGTTATACTTTTAAATTCTGCGGTGGTGTCGTTTTTATTTTTAAAAACTCCAATGGTAGAACTAATGACTGTGCCGTCAGCAGTGCCATATACTCCGGGATCTGTGGGATAGCGTAATGTAATTTGTGTCTGCGAACTGGCAGTACAAATCCAGTGCCCATTATACAAGGGATTAGTATTGCCAGTTAGATAGAAATACTGATTGGTGACAGGTACCACACTTTGCTGGCTGATAATCAGTGTTACCAAATATGGACCAGTACCAGTTTTAGTTAAAAAACGGTTAACAACAATGGTGTTTACACCCAAGTTTGATGCTTGAGAAATTGGAATGTCAGTTCCAAGCAAACTGAAGTTTTCGTTAACTTTTTTAAATGCACCACGCAAGTCATCACCTGACCCATCGTTTGCATAGCTTCCTACATTAATTGTTTGAATTGGCATGTTTGCGCTCTCTTTAGTATATTTACCGTATTTTAATAACTGCCGGTCAACGCCGCACGTTTCCAAGTGTCAGTTGCTGTGCAGATATAGATATAGTTAGCATCCCAAGTGATTTGCCCAGCAGTACCGGTAGCAGTGGCCGTTTTGGTTCCGTTAGGAACAGTGCCTAATGCTGTATACAATTCGGTAAAGTTTGCATTTACTTTTGTAAAAGCCGTGCGCAACGGGTCACCGTTCTTGGCATTGGCCGCAGTGCCAGTGTTAATTACTTGTTTAGCCATTATACTCTCCCTACAGCAACTTGGATAATTCCAGCTTCGCCGTTGTCTTTGTCTTCCAGTGCTTTACCAATAATGCTACCTAGTTTTGGATCTGTAGCTCGCACAGCATAACCCGGTGTACTGGATGTTGTCAGCATGTCGCCTTTCTTCACACGACCCACTACCTTACATGGCACACGACCTGCCAATGCTAAACAAACACGCATGCCAGTTTGTGCATCGTTCATCACGTATGCTGGATTGGTTGTTACAACACCTGCTGAACGTGTGTCGTTCATTTCACCAGTGGTAGTAACTTCTTTGTCTCCACCAAACACCAACACAGTACCTGGTTCGTATTCCTGATCACCTTCATAATATTCTGCCAAGTCAGCATAGGTAGCTTGTAGTTTACTTGCACCACTTAAAGTGTAAGTACCCTGCATTGTACAACCAGTAGCATCTGCGCCTGTTGATATAGTGGCCACTTTCAAAGTAACCAAACTTGCATCAAGCAAACTACTGGCCGCAAATTGCCACTGTCCGGTAATTGTACCTGCTGTGCCCGATGCACCAGTTGTTAAAGTCTTACTTTGTAGTGTAGCACCTGTTTGACTAAAATCGCTTGTACCGTAGAATATATTGGTAGAACTTGAAGTTCCCACAGCAGTTAAGAATTTAAAGTTACCTGGTGTATAAAATTCCAACGTTGTACTAGCAACTTGTAAAATGTTGCCACTTGTAGGTAACGAACTTATTTTAATACCTTTAACATCAACAACACCGCCACTGTCTGTTTGTACCAACATGTTGTTAGCACCGGTAGCAGTGATACCAATAACTCCGTATGCTTTGACACCAGTTCTAATAACAGCACCAGTTGAAGTTGCCAGTGTACCAGTACCACCAACTGGTATTGTAGTGCTATTTCCAGTTGATGAAATATCTTGATTACGTATACCATCACCGTTGGCCACCATGGCCTGTGTAGTGGTAACACTGACTGCCGCAGCCACGCCGCTGATATTGGCCAACACACTGTTACCAGTAATCCATTGCAACTTAGTTGATGGAACACCAGTTGACGTACTGGTTGAAGTTTGTAATGTTACCCAGCCGTCAGTAACAGTAAATTGACTACTGTCGTATTGACTTACACCAGTTGCGGCTTGTAGTGCGTCTATATCAATAGCAGTACCGGTGCCGCCACCAATTGTAAATGCTTGGAAAATTGTACCAGCAGTTCCAGCAGTAGCACCTGCCCATAAAGCAGTTCCTGGTGCAGTCCAGTTTGTAGTTCCCACTGTAGCAATTCTGTAACGTTTTCCTACAACAAAACTTCCTGCGGTAACTGTTACCAATGTCGGAACAGCACTAATTGTAGCAGTGGCCAAGTTCATTCCCAACTTGCTTTGTGCAATGGCCGCTGTTGCGCTGACCTTGCCGTCATTCACAGCACCGTTGCGGGTAAATGCTAATCTACCGCTTGGTGTTGTGTTATAAACCGCACTCATTGAAACTACACTGGCATTGATACTTCCGGTTACAACTTGGCTTCCAGTATATCCAGTACCACTAACGATCATTCCAGGAATAATGCCAGTTGAACTGTTTAATGTCAATAAGAAAACACTTCCGCCTGTACATGTTGATACTTGTGGAATATTAATCAAGTATGTTCCAGCTCCGCCAGTGCCAGTAACTGAGGTAGTTGTTAATCCAGTATCAACAATATATGTTCCTGCTGTTACAGTACCACCAGTTAACATCATACCCTTTTGTACTGTGACTGTTGGACTTCCAGAAACAGTCAATATATTTCCACTAATGGTGGCACTAAATGTTCCAGTAGCCGCAGTACCACCACTAACATAGGTTGCATATACAACAGCACCTTGAATTGTACTAGTTAATGTGATGCCGTCCCAGTTTATGGTTAAATCACCAGCTTTATCAAATGCCGCATTTGTCCATGCGCCTGACTGTAAGTTGTTATTAGCGTTGGTGAATCCCCAAACAGCAATTTGATTTTGTGCAACATTAAATTGCATACTTGATGCAGTATCTTTTAATTTAAAGAAACTGTCACGAGCATTAACAACGTTATCAACATACAGTTTGTTAGTGGCATCAGAATTTAAAATTGGCAAGCCCATGCTACCAACTGTAAAGCCTCCCATTGACATATTGCCCTTCATTGGCAACTGCCCACTTAGGTTCATGTAACCAGAACCAATCAACGCTGTGGCAGGAGTTGTAGCACCTGAGTGTTGTACACCCAGCCTGTTGTCAATGTATCCACGTACCGCACTCTGCGTTGGCACAGTATCTGAAGCATCGTTGGTCATTGACGAGTCAGTTGAAAATTCACTAACTGTAACACCACGTTTAAATCCTAGTCCGTCCAAGTTGCTCAACGCAATTGAAGCTGAGAATGTAACTGTACCAGTACCTTGGTCAACTGTAAAGAATCTGCCCACACGGAAGATACCGTTTTGGTCAGTGGTTACATAGAACACACGACCAACTGTTTCTTCAAGCACTTCGTTTGTTTGGTCTGCCTTCTGATACGGGTTACCAAAAATTTGATATGGATAGTTGGTAGTGTTATAACCGCCTGTACCAATGTCCAACAAGTCATGTGCTGAACAACGAGTAGTACTAATACGTGTTGTAATTTGTGCGGCAGTGCCAGAAAGGTAACCGGCACGTAACGGCTGTGCCACAGTGCTGTTCATCGGCCGACTAATACCAGTAATAATTGGTGTAAGTATCACAGGACTAGCAGTTTGTGACGGTGCTGTAAACGTTATGTTTCCGGTTGGAGTGCCACTTGGAGGAGCACTAACAGTTAATGTAATTCCATCAGCATTGATATTTGTAACAAATTGACCTAAGAAGAAGCCGCTAGTTCCACCGCCTCGAACAATGTCACCTATAGCAACACCTG